ACTCATAAATAATCCTTAAAAGGAGACAGGGGGTATGTGGTGGTGCCCTGTCTCCATCTAAAGATTATACACTATAATTCTACAGTATCAACTCCGTTAATGCATCATTAGATCCTACAGAGCCTTTGTAAAAAGTATTAAAAGCTAAACTTATTCTAGTATTATTTCCTTGTTTAGTTTCTACTTGATGAGTTGTGGAGGATGGAAACATAAATAAATTACCAGTTTCTACAGAAAACCACCAACTACCAGAGTTCCATAAATTAAATTTTTCTTTATCTGTTTCAGGTTTTATTTGCTCATAGCCTCTACTAGTAGTAAAAAGTATTTTATCATTTTTTACATCTGAATCAAAATACAATACACCAGATACTACTGAATTAGGGTGTTCGTGTTTGTGATGATATTGATCTGCTTCAGTATAATTCAACCACGATTGAGTTATATAAAGTTCTACATTATTTTTAGGACATATAATTCTATTTAAATAATCTTCGCAACATTTATCTAAAAACTTTTTTATATTTTTAAATTCTTTTCTATTTAATATATAATTATCTTTTGTATTAATATTTCCCTTATTAATGACGCAATGTTTTTTTTGTTCCTTTACAAATTGTAATTCTTGTTTTGTAAATCCTCTATCTATTTTTGTAGTATAAACAGGTGTTGGAAAAATTGATTGTATTATAGGTTCATTCATTAACTATGTCCAAATTACCAGATACAGATATTCTTTCTCCATCACTTGTAAAGCCATTTACAAAATGAGAAAGATTAGCTGGAAAAATAAATATTTCTCCAACTTTAGGAAAAAAAGCCTGTGTATTTATATTTAATTTTTCTTTACCAATTTTATTCATAAAATTAATTACACCAGGACCACTATTATTTGATACATTATTTTCATATTCTTTTTTTAAACTGTCTGGAATTTGCAAATATATAACAAACGAAACATCACAATCGTGAGTATGCATTGGATTTGATTCAAATTTTGTCATAAAATTTACCCAAGGTTTTTTATTTAAGACTAATTTTCCATCTATTTTTAAATCCCAATGTTGATGAATAGTTCTTTGATAACTTTCTACATAAGGCTCTATAACAGAAAATAATTTAAATCTATCTATTGAATATTCTTCTTTAATTATTCCAGCTAAATAGTCATTACATTGTTTACTTTTATCTTTTAAACAAATTTCTTTTATTTTTTTTATCTCATTATCATTCATTTTTGCTTTATAAAGAAAAGGTCCAAAATAATAATAATTATATTGAATCATTAAAACACCCAAGATACAAAAGAATATCTTATTCCTTTTTTTACTGGTTTAACTAAATGTGGATATAAAAATATAGATGGAAATATTATAACATCCCCAGGTTTAAATTTTATTTCATAGTCATCAAACATTATAAATTCTCCACCTTCATAATTATCATTTAAAACTCCTACAATACTTAACATTGGTATTCCTTTAACTTGACCATCAAACACATCGTGAATATGATCAAAGTGTCTAGCCATAGATTGACCTTGACTATACTTATTAAATCTTAAATTAGTATACCCTTTCCAGCCTTTAAGGCCTCCAATTTTATCAATAACAATATATCTTTCTATAGCTTTCCAAGTTAATGACTGTAATTCATTTTTATTACTTAACTTGTCTATTAAACAAACCTCAAGTTCTTTCTCTCCATATAAACTTTTTGTGTTATATGATATTGAATTTGTCCAGGAGTGTTGTTCCCATTCATTTAAGGAATTTAGTTCGTTTATTGTTTTAGTTGAAGTATTTTTAGGAATCCAATTATCTAAATGAAGTATATAATCTTTTAAATTTTTCATCACCACCTTATGAAAATAATAATATGTTATTTTCTAGGAATTGTCAACATCCCATTGTTGGGTTGTTTCATTCCAACGATATTTTTGTCCATCGTCTGGTTTAGCAACTGGTGGATCCCAGTTACAAGTTTCCTCATTAAATACCCAACTATCATAAGATCGCGGTGGTATGAAAGCATCTCTTGCTTGATCATATTTATAACCTATACCAGCGTGATTTTTTCTAAATGCTTTTGATTGATCGGCTGATTCAACTTTAATATCATTACCATTTTCGTCTTTGGTATATGTCCAATGTTTTCCTAAAAATGTATTGTAAGATGTTTGTTTCCAAATATCCTTAGTTTTATATAGATTATTTAAAAAATCTACACCAGCTTGTTCAGTTGTTGCAATATCATTTGAAACAAGAACTACTGTTTCAACTATATTACCAGGTCCTAATCTTGCAAAACGTGCCATTATGCTGTGTAACTCCCACTTGCGTTATATGTTAATATTGTATCTGAACCAGATGCTGTTTCTGTTGGTGAACCTGTTGTCGTACCTGAATAATCAGACGTTGCCATTCTTAAAATAACAACTCCACTTCCACCTGCTTGTCCAATAAAACTAGGTCCAGTTCCTGCTGCACCACCGCCACCACCACCAGTATTTGCAGTACCAGGTGTTGCGCCTGGAATTCCTGGATCGGCTCCGCCATTTCCACCACCACCGGTTCCACCTGTTCCTCTTGATGGACCTTGGTGTCCACCACCACCGCCACCTCTATCGGTCGCTCCATTTATAGCTGATGATAAACCATCGCCTCCTTCACCTGAACCGTCTGTATCTCCTGCTTCTCCAGCTCCACCGCCACCACCTGCATCAGTAGTTGAAGATGAACCACCACCATTAAATCCTTGAGCAACAGTACCAGTTCCTGCAGCTCCACTTCTAATTGCTCCACCGCCAGAACCACCATCTCCACCATCATAGATTGAAGAAGGTGTATTTCCTGTACCTCCACCTCCACCACCCGCTGATGTAACTGTTGTAATACCTGATCCTGAAATTGATGAAGCTATACCAACATTTCCTCTAGCTGTGTTACCAGTTTGATTTGCTCCACCATCACCTACAGTAATCGTGTAAGTTTGTCCTAAACTTAATTGTAAAGCTGTTTCAGAACTTGCTCCACCACCAGACGTTTCTGAATTATAAGAATTTCTATAACCACCAGCTCCACCACCGGCACCTCTATCATAACCGCCACCACCACCGCCGGCTACAACTAAAAAATCTACTGTATAAGTTAATGCTTGTACATTGCTTTGTAAGCCATCATCAGTAACTAACCAACCTTTAGTGCCATCAACATATATTAATGTAGCTGCAATTCCTTCAGTTCCCATTTTTTTATTTTCTGCAGCTCCACCAATTGGTTCACCATTTCTATTAATATTTAATACATTTGTATCAAAAGTGTTTGCATAATCTTTAAACGCTACCACATCGCCAGCGGTTGGTGATGCAGGTAAAGTTACAGTCACAGCTCCGCTAGATGTGTCTACAAAATAACCTTCACCAGCTACTGCTGTAAAATCTCCTGTCTTAACTGTTGTGCTCCAAGATGCAGAACCTGTTGCACCAAAATTTAATGCTGTGCCTTGATTATTAATTGTAGCCCCACTAGGTATAGTTACAGTGTCTCCACTATCTCCTAATTGTAGACCTGTTCCAGATCTTGGACTTACTTTATTTACTTTTACTTCACTCATTTAAATCCCATTGTTTTGTTGTTTCATTCCACATATAATCTTGATCATCTTCTGGTTTAGCTATCGGTGCTTCCCATTGACAAGTTTCTTCATTTAAAACCCAAGAATCAAAAATTTTAGGTTCTATAAAAGCATCTCGTTGTTGATCATATGTATAACCAATCCCAGCATAATTTTTTCTAAAAGGTGTACCACCTAATCTATGTTGTCCACTATAAGTATTATATGAAGTTTGTTTCCAAACTACTCTATCATTTTTATATAAATTGTGTAAAAATTCAACACCAGCTTGTTCAGATGTTGCAACATTATTTGAAACAACAACTATTTGTTCAACTACATTACCAACTCCTAATTTACAAAAATGTGCCATTATGCTGTATAACTCCCTGATCCTGTGAATGTTATAACAGTTTGTCCACTAACGCCTGTAGCAACTGTTGGACTACCTGTTGTTGTTCCTGAATAACTTGCATCTGGAACACTTAAAATTACTACACCACTTCCACCAGCACCACTAGTAGGATTATTTGGAGAGTATTCTTCTCCAGAAGCACCACCACCTCCTCCTGTGTTTGCAGTTCCGGCTGAACCATTTCCATTTGTTGCTCCCGAGTTTCCACCACCACCAGCGCCACCACCATCAGCTGATGTGTGACCACCAGCACCACCGCCACCTCTTGTAACAGATGATCCTGTAATTGTTGATGCTACTCCTGTTCCACCAACTCCAGATCTAGCACCTGAACCATCTGCTCCGACAGCACCAGCACCACCTCCGCCACCAGATATATTTCCAGCAGTATTATTAGCACCTCCAGCAAAACCTTGATTAGCTGTACCACTTCCTCCAGCTCTAGGATTTGTATCACCACCACCGCCTCCACCAGAACCACCAGGTCCACCAGTATTAGTCCAGTTTGCACCATAACCTCCGCCGGCAGAAACTATATCTGTTATATCAGAACCTGAAAGTGTAGTATCACCACCAACATTACCAATACTAGTTGAACCAGCACCACCTTGACCTATTGTAATTGTATAAACTGTTCCAGGTGTAAGAGTTAATGCAGATTCCGCTGATCCGCCACCACCAGAGGTTTCACTATTAAAAGATGATCTATATCCTCCAGCACCTCCGCCACCACCTGTTCTATAATTTGGTGAAGGAGTACCAGATCCGCCACTTCCTCCTCCAGCAATAACTAAAAAACTTGCTGCATAAGATTGGGGAGTTTCTAAAGTTACATCATCATCTGAATTAGGAATCCAACCTTTAGTTGTTCCTGAAAAAACAATATCTACTGATTGACCATTAGTATTATAAACAGGGTTAGGACTTGTGTTGCCTTGAAATTTTGATCCATTTAAACTTAATGTTACTGCATTCGTTCCCCAGTTTCTTGCATAGTCTGTAAAAATTACTTGATCTCCAACAGATGGAGAAGCTGGTAGTGTAAGAGTACAAGCATTTGAACTTGTGTCAATCCATATACCTTGATTAGCAGACACCGTGTGTGTAGCACCTGTTACAATAGTTGATTGCCAATCAACTCCACCACCAAGTAAAGTTGCACCTGAAGCAACTTGTACTGTATCTCCAGATTTACCTATAGTAATAGTATTAGCATTTTCATTGATAATATTATTACCGTCTGTATCTTGAACTGTATTTACTTTTATAATACTACTCATCTAAATCCCATTGTTGTGTTTCTTCATTCCAATTATATTTATTGCCATCGTCTGGATAAGCAACTGGTGCTTCCCACAAACAAGTTTCTTCATTTAAAGTCCAACTATTAAAATTTGGTTTTGGTGATATAAATGCGTCTCTTTGTAAATCATATGTAAAACCAATACCAGCAAAGTTTTTTCTAAAAGGTGTGCCACCTAATTTATGTACTCCACCTTTAGTATTATATGAAGTTTGTTTCCAAACTACTCTATCCTTATATAAATTTTGTAAAAATTCAACACCTACTTGTTCAGTTGTTGCAACATCGTTTGAAACAACGTGAACTGCTAAAACTTTATTTCCTTTTCCTAATTTTGCGAAATGTGCCATTATCCTGTATAACTCCCATCTCCATTAAAAATAAGAATTGTTTGTCCACTAACAGTCGATTGGTCTATTGTTGGACTTCCTGTTGTAGTTCCGGAATATTTAGCAGTTGCAACTCTTAAAATTACAACACCACTTCCACCTGTTCCAGAAGTTCCACCATTAGCACCACCGCCACCACCACCTGTGTTAGCTGTACCATCAGCTCGACCAGCACCACCTCCGCCATCACCACCAGCAGCATTTGAAGTAGCATTAATACCACCTCCACCGCCACCTCTTGTAACAGCAGAACCTGTTATTGAAGAACTGACACCATCTCCACCTTCTGCAGTGCCGTCTGTATTACCTACTTCTCCAGCACCACCTCCACCACCAGAGGCACCATTAGGACCAAAAGCAGAAGAAGCACCTCCAGCAAAACCTTGATTAGCTGTACCACTTCCACCTGTTCCTATTTTAGGTGTAAAAAAACCAGCTCCACCACCAGAGCCACCATCTCTAGCATTTCTTAATGTCGGAGAATCATCACTATTTGTACCAAGTCCACCTCCTCCACCACCAGTAGAAGTTATTGTTGTAATGCCTGTTCCTGAAATTGAACTATTATTTCCATCATTACCTTGAGCAGTAGTGCTATCAATACCAGTACCTCCAGCTCCAACTGTAACTGTATAAACTATTCCTGGAGTTAATTGTAAAGCAGTTTCAGCAGAACCTCCACCACCAGACGTTTCTGAATTAAAAGAATTTCTATAACCACCAGCGCCACCACCGCCTCCCCAACCACCATATCCACCACCACCGCCACCACCAGCAACAACTAAAAAATTTGCACTATATGTATTTGGTGCTTCTGATTGTAAACCTGAATCTGTTACTAACCAACCTTTTGTTGAATCTATATAAATTAATGTAATAGCTATTCCTTGTGTATCTAAAGTTGCATTAAGAGCGACACCACCAATTTTTTCTGAACCATTAGGAGATATTGTTAAATTGTTAGAATTAAATGTGTTTGCATAATCTTTAACTGCAACCACAGCTCCAGCACTACCTGCTGGTAAATTAACTGTAAAAGCTCCAGCTGTTGTATTACAAAAATACCCTTCGCCAGCAACTGCTGTGAAAGTTGCTGTCTTAACTGTACTTTGCCAATTTGCTGCGCCATTACCACCAAATCCCGTAGCAGTACCATTATTAGTCATAGTAACTCCTGAAGGAATATTAACTGTATCCCCCGAAGTACCTAACGTTAACGTTGTACCTGATTGCGGATCTACCTGATCTACTTCTATTTTTGACATTAAACTATTACCAAAGTTCCTGTTACTGTTATTGTTCCAGGTACTGTAATAGGTCCTGCAAGAACACCATTTTCAATTGTTTGCGTACCATCAATTGTACCTGCTTGATTTTTTATAAATTCATCTGGAGAAGTCTGCCCTCCGATGTATTGGATTCCATTTATCACTGCCGTCATATTACTCCTTACGTACTAATACTATCTATAAATGAAGTGACAATATCTAAAGAAGAAGCCGCGCTTGACTCTGCTTTTAAAGTATCACCACTTTCTAAAACAACTTTTGCACCACCTTGTATTAATTCAATTGCAGAATTTGGTGGAACACTCACATCTTTTGCAAGATAGTGATTGTTACCTCCATTCACAATATAAACATCAACAGCAATGGTTGAAGCGCTGACATTACAACATCTAATTCCTATAACCGCATCATAATTTCCACCGACTACTAAATCAACTGCTGAAGTACCAACGTTTCTTTGTAAATTGTTTCTAAAATCTTGTGCCATATTTTTTTCCTATTTATAACGCAACAGCCATTGCAAGTGCAAAACCTGCTGAAGCTGCTCCTACTGGTGTACCTGAAGCGTCTAGGTAAACCGATTTACTTGCTGGTAAAGTACAGAATACATCTTTTGTACCGGATGCAAAATCAACAACATTGTCAGAGTTAGAACTACTAAAAATTGTAGCTCCTGATCCTCTTGTTAAATTTGCACTTCGTTTATAACCAACGCCATAAATTTTCTCCTTAACTCATACTAATAATTGCATTAGCAGGTGTAGTTGGATCAGGAAACGTAATAGTAAAAGTACCATTCGTTGCTGTCTTATTACCTAAAAAATCTAAAACCACTACTAGTCTATTTGCTGTACCATCAACTGTATCAGTATTGTAAATCGCTGCAAACGCTGCAGTGAAAGATGCTAAACTATAACTAACATTATCAAAGTCAACTGAAGCAACAGCTGTACTAGATGCAACTCCAAGTCTTGTTAAAGCTTTAACGGCATAGTTAGTTCCTACTGTGCTTACCTCACCATTTCCAGTTCCTAATAAAGCAACTGTTGATGACGCACTATAAGGGTTAGTTGTGTACAGAGATATACTAAAATTGTTTCCTCCAGATGCTTTAAAGTTATGATTAGCTTCGAACAAAGCTCCTCTAAAACTATTGGGTATTATATTTGCCATATTATTTTATCTCCTTAATTAACTTGATGGTGGTTTAACGTTGAGTTGAGCACGAACTTCACCATCTTGATATTCGTCTCTGCGTCTGATACCGATTTGCTCGATAGCGTACGATTCGATTGCTTGTGTATAAGCCTGTTGGTAGTATTGTAACATATCCTGCGGGCCTTTCAAGTATGCATATGTATTTATCAGACAAGCATACAAAAGTAAATCTTGATATTTGTTTGACAGATAAGTTCCTGTTGTAGCTGGTGCTGGAGTTGATGTTGTATCTGTAATAGAATCTGGTTCTTTGTCGTATGATATTGTAATTTCGTAAGTTTTATCTGGTGTTGGAGCTACTACCCAAAATTCTTCATCCCAATTAGCGTAATATTTAGGTATATCTACAGCTTGTGTATCTGGAGTAGAATAGTATTCGGCTATAAAACTAGTGTCTCTTTGTTCTAAATAATATTGATTTCCTGCTTGATCTTTAAATTGCACATATCTAATCGCTCTTAAATTATCTGGTATAGTCACATATCTATTTCCTATGATAGCATTTGAAGTTGCATAAAATACATTTTGATCTGTATCTATTTC